ACCAATTGAAAGTGTTGCCAGTATCGAAATGGCATTAGACACAATGAGCATTGTGGAAGAATCATATATACACAAAACAGCAGAAGGTTTAGAACTTGAAATAAGACCATTCACATACGAAAGTTCAGTAAAAGCCGGAATTGCAAATTTCCAAACATCAAGAAGTTTACAAAGCATTCAAGAAATTGAAGACGAGGTAGAACAACTTAGACAATTTAACACAAACTTTATGCAAGTTGCCGCACTTAACTTTGAACTCATTGTTGACAGTGTAGCAAGTGTCAGAGGCAAAGATGCCGAGGGTGAAGAGTTCCTCGTAACTGATAGAAACAATATCAGAGAGTTCCTTGAAAATTCTGAAAGCAGTATTGGTAAGGCAGTTGAGGCCAAAATTGCAGACGTAAACAAAGTTGGTGTTAACAAAGAAGTTCAATTAGAATGCGAAAAATGTGAGGTCCAATTTACAAAAGAAATTGGCTTTGACCCTGTAAATTTTTTCACGGCTTCCTAAGTCGATCTGAACCCCAAGAGATTCTCAACCTCATAAACAAACTTAGAAAAGAAGCCGATCAATTAGAAAAGAGTATAATTGAGATAGCCGTGTATTCCAATGGAAGTATATCATGGCAAGATGCTTATATGATGAGTGCAAATGAAAGAGTTGTGGCTACAAAAATAATAAACAAGTACAACAAAGCAAAAGCAGGAAAACCAGAATCAGAAGAACTATAATTCCTGTTAGAAGATCAAAAAAATTTATTCCCTTCAAGTTAAAAATATCCTATAAAGTTTAACCTCAAGTAAATAGGCCTCTTAGGCCTTTCCAAACCTCATTCTCTCGTTTCGTTTCACTCAACTCAATCATTCGTTTGAAACACTTTAGAAGAAAGAACATATTAACACAATGATATGATTTTGTTTTGAAGAAACAAAATTGGTATCTCATGTAGATTGTAGAGGTCAGACGGAACCTATTACGGTTCCTTAAAAAAATACCTCATGTGAGTTGTACATCAGCCGAGATCGGAAGTAGGTGTTTTACTGCTACACAATGGGCTCTGACCTTTCCCAACCTACGTCGACATCTAATGTGCAATATATGTAACATTAAGGACGCATACAGCGGTTAATGTGCAATATATGTAACATTATACCTGTACTCTCGTTCCTAAGTGTACAGTTTTTATGTGTAATATGCAGTTGTTTGATTGACAGCATTCAATCGGCACCAATACTTAACACCAGTGGGTGTGTCTCAGTGTGTACGTGTCTGATTACATTTTCATCAGTTTTTCCACAGCAGAATTAATAACCGGCCTGCTAACCTTGTGTGCTGTTTATGTTTGTGAAAGACTTTGTGTCTGGTGAGTTTGACTTGGTGTCTGTTAGTTTGACTTTGTGTCTGTTTATGCCTTGTTCGTTATATAATTATATCTTATCAAGTGCTTCACGCAAGATTTTCGAACCGCCTACTCTAACATTAATAATTCCGTTATAGTAATCGTCTGTGAGCAATACATTTCTGTCAAACTGCTCTTTTGCTTCGAGGTAACTTGCAACACCTCTGCTCGGACAAATGTGTAAAATTTGTCTGGTAAATTTATCTTCACCTAATTCTAACACATCTGCTTGTAGATTATCTGAACTACCCCAATAAGTTTGCCAGTCACTTTCTTTAGTGCCACGACGTTTGTTCTTTTTTCCTTTTAAGGGTGGTTTGGTTGTTTTGAATTTGGCAAGTTTTTTACCTACATACATCCTGCCATTGATTTTATTAGTGATTAGATATACAAATGCCTCACAGCCTTCTGGTAATACGGTTAGTACTTTGTTGTTATATGTCCAATCACTCATGTGTGATATTTAGTTAACGTATTCTGTATCAGTATTATAACTGGTAAATCCGCCCTCTTTAATAACTGTTAGCACATTGTTCACACGACCTACAAGTTCTTCTTTGTGTGAAATTAGGAAAATGTTTTTGCCTTGTTCTCTGTGCATTTTCTTTAACACCGCAAGTGCATTTTCTACACCTGTTGTGTCCATACCTGAATCAATAAGTTCGTCAATGCACAATAAGTTCATTGGGTGATTGAGACTTTCATATATGTCTCTGAAACTCCAACTAAGTCCAAGTATAAGTCTGTTACGTTCACCTCTGCTTAAATTATCAAAGTCAAGGTCTCTGCCGTACTCTGTGATTTCAACACTGAGATCACTGCTAAACTTAACTTCGTGTGGTAAGCCTAATTTATCTAAGTAGTATGCAAGTCTGTGATTGAGATATGCAATGTTCTGGTCAATGATTCTTTTACGAATAAAACTATCTTTGCTGGTCAGCAACTTGTACAAGAACTCTTGATGCTCTTTGAGATATGTTAATTCGTTCATCTCTTCAAAATTAATTTCTTCGAGTCCTGTTTCTTTTAATGAGTCAATTTGATCATCGTATGGATTTATATCGTTTATTTTCTCATCGAGATTTGTTTTTAATGTGTCGAGATTGTGTTTGTGGGATAATGCATCTTCTAATGTGTTATAAAATGTGTCAGCCTCATCTGGCAATTCACCAACTGAACTAACTGCTTCTCCTACTTCTGTCTGTCTTGTTAACAACTCTTGATTGTAAACTGTTTCTTCATCGATGTCTTTAACCAAGCCATTAGTGTATTCTTCGTGTGTATCCAAGTGTGCTGTGCTTTGCTCACATGCTGGACATACACCATCTTTGGCTTTTTGTAAATTGCTTTTTAATGTTTCTAATTTTTTGTTACTGCGAATTAATGATGTGGAAATACGTTCAAGTTCTGTATTAAGTGTTGCCTTCATGTCTGTGGATTCTTTGAGGACAGCATTTGCTTTGTGATTGTCTATTTCTCGTTGAATATCAATCTCTTCGAGGGTGTCAATTGATGTTTGCATGTCTGCAACCTTGTCACCTTTTGTTTTAGACCATGCTTTGCCACGACTTTCTATTTCTTTAATGTTACGTTCAACACGTTCGTTACTGTTCTTAACAGCAGTGATACGTATTTCTTCTTCTTTGATTCTATCCTTTGTGACTTTTAATAGTTCTTTAAGTATATCTGCTTTTAATGACAGTTCTGTGATACCTAACAATTGCTCAATCATTGCACGTTGATCGTTTGCCTTAAGACTGAGGAACGGTTCTGTGTATGTGTTCAATGCAATAAGTTGCTTAAACATTTCGTGTGGGAAGCCAATTATCTTTTCAATTTCTTTTTGTGTTTCTCTGCTATCCCCTTGCTGTTCACCATCACCTGGCTCAGTGCCGTCTACAAAAAACTTTAATGTATTAGGACGTCTACCACGCTCAATGCGATAAGCAACTCCGTCCTTTTCAAACTCAACAGAAACAATCATTGCTTTGCCGTTGGTTTTATTAATGAGATTATCTTTACGTATATTAGTTAATGCATCACCGTATAATCCATAACTAAGTGCATTTACAATAGTTGTCTTACCAGTACCGTTTCTACTACCGTCTCCACCTAAGTCGAGATTGTGTCCGAGTACTAACGTTAGTTGGCATTGATCAAAATTAACAGCCTGTGTTTGTGCTCCAATACTCATAAAGTTCTTAGCACTTACATTCTTAATTTTTAACATACTAAATTTCTAATCCGTTATATATTCCGATGAGTTGTTGTTTGTCTACGGTGTTACTTTCTATGGTTTCTAACTGTGTAATAACAATTTGATCCACACTTTCAAATTTAATTTCGCCGCCTTCGAATTCATCCTGTTCTTCTTTGACTGCAATTAGTTGTAACTCTCTAACATTATACTGTTCAGCCATCTTCTCTCTGATAAAGTTTGCTTCTTCGTATGAGATACTGATGTCTAACTTTACCCTTGAATATGTATACTCGTCGAGTAAGTCTTCGTGATTGTCTAACAATTGTTTTAGTGTTATAACTGAATACTTAGGACACTGGTCCCAATTAACATACACAGGCTCTTCGCCCCATGTTAAGAACATTGCACCACGTTCGTTGTCACTTACGTCTGCATAGTTATGGGGGAACGCATTGCCAATATAATGAATGTTGTTTTTGTACTGACGTTTGTGAAAGTGTCCACTAAACACATACTCAGGACCACTTAGCATTTTATCATTAATGCCTCCGTGATCTGGCATCTCTACCATTGCATTCATTTTAAAGTAAGGTAATTCAAAATGCCCAAACATGTACTTACATTTCATTTTAGACACTGTTTTATAATCGTCGCCTACAAGCCACGGTATAATAGCAACATCATCTTGTTCAAACATGTCATCTACCATAACAAAGTTAGACAAGTCACGAGCATATTCAATGCTGTTCATCTCACGTTTGTCACGATAGTATAAGTCATGGTTACCTGTGATGAAATATACTTTTTCAAAGTTATCGTTTAATTTTTTAAGGTCTTTGATTGAAGCATTTAGAGTAGCAACATTTACACTTGCTCTATGATGACTCCAGTCGCCCAGAAAAATACATGTCTCAGCATTTCTGGCTTTTGCTTCTGCAATAAACCAGTCTATGTACCT